AATCGGTGTTTTCGGGGCAACCTCACGGGGGGCTTTCTTGTCAGCCCACTTTCCAGATGGCATCCACGCACCAGCACCCGCAACAATGCGGTTACCGAAGAACCGTTCCGCCTCCGCCGCATCCTTCAACACCAGCTCGGCAGCTTCAGCCTCGATCGCAGCCACAGACACCCACGGGGCACCCAGGTAGTTGAAAAGGAAAATCTTGTGCCGGTCCCGCTTATCACCAAACGACAGATTCGCCGGAGGTGTCCGAAAATCCTTGTTGATGTCCTTCGCAGTCGACTCGAACGTGCGCTGCGCAACCGAATCCTGGGCAGGATCCCACGCATTCGTCGTCTCAATCGCGCGCCCACCCATACCAGCCAAACCACGCCGTTGCGTGTTCGCCAGCTTGTGGCCACCGTTGGACTTCACCCACAGCCCGGTCTCGTCCTGCGAAGCGAACGTCACGCGTTGACCCAGCCGCGAGGTTGCCTTCGACGTGACCACATCAATGCGGCCACCGTTCGGCAATCGAATGAACTCTTCGCCTGTGTGCGGCATCAGGTGTTTCAGATCACCGAGCTCGATCATCGGCCGCAACGCCCCGTAGGTGTTATCGGTCTGATCCTCCGAAGTGGCGGTGATCTGGATGAGCGGCGTTGACCAGAGCCGACCCATCGGCTCACCGGAGGTGTACTCGTAAACCCACCCGCACTGGCAACCGTTGTCCTTGCACCTGTACTGGTCACCCGCACGAGCGAACCCAGCAAACAGGACAGGCCCGACCGCTTCGACACACACGAAAGCGGCAATCAGCGGTGACTTGCCCCACTTCTGGGCCCGCACCAACTGCGACCTGCGATAGACGAACGCTTCCGCCTTCATCTCCGCTCGAGCAGACGGCAACACCGTGTAGTGGTTGGCGACAAAATCGAACTGCTCATCACCCAACCGGAACGACGCCCCCCGGTTATCCCCATCGGGGATCACACAGTGACGCTCAATCCACTCCGGCACAACAAGCAGGGGAAGATTAGGCACCCGTCCGCGCCTGCCAACGGTCACGTGCAGACGGACCAGACGCTACGGTCGGCTCATCACGCTTCTCAGCCAACTCATCATCAGCGAACTTCCACCGCATCGAATGCATCCCTGGCAGAGACAACCCGAGTTCGGCCTCCATGCGCAGAACAGCAGTCTTCAAACCAGCAGAAGCACCAGCCTCAGTCGCCTCAAGGAAAGCCCGCACGTACGCGGCAACCTGGTACTCGAGTTGCAGCCGAGACCACAGGTGCGGTGACGAAGTACACGCGCGCTTGGATCGAAAAGTCTGTTGCCGAAAACGAGTGGATCCAGAAATCCGCGAAGGACATCGGGGTTTCTCAGGAAGAAATCGTTGACGCGCTGATGAACGGCGGCTCCGAACTCGAACGGTTGAAGTCGAAGTTCGAGGGCCAGAACAACATCGTCAACTTCTTCAACGGGTCCGGTGTTGCGGCCGGAAACGCTGAACAGTCGATCCGTGAGCTGCGGAATGGGCTTGAGGGTGCGAAGAACGAGTTCGAGAACACCCCGCCTGTTGTTATGACTGCGGCGGAGGCGTACCAGGCGGCATCCGATAATGCTGCCGCGTTGCAGTCCAACCTCCTTTCGCTGATTGACACGGTGAACAAAGCCAACGGTGTCGGTCAGGATGCCGTTTCCACAAATGCGGCGTACCAGAAATCCCTTTCGGATGCCCGGGTTGCGGTAGATGAATACGCCGCAGCCAATGGGATCTCCACGGCGAACATTGACCAGACAACGGTCGCAGGTTCGGCTAACGCGGACATGTTCGCCGATCTGGCGAAGAAGGCTCAGGAGGCGGCGCAAGCCCAACTTGAGGTTGACGGGAACACGGATGCGTACCTGTCTACTCTCGAGTCGGGTCGGCAAGCACTGTTCGACCAGATTGTGGCGCTCACGGGGAATGCGGATGCGGCCCAAAAGCTGACGGACACCATCTTTGCGATGCCGACCCTCAAAGAGGTTCAGGTCATTGCGGAGACGTCGGAGGCGCAGCGGCGTCTTGATGCGATCCGTAACACGTTGGATCAGATCGCCTCCCGCAATCTTGTGCTCGGTGCCGCCTCTACACGTGGAGACGGTAACGCTTCGGCAAACGGCAACATGTTCGCTTACGCCAACGGTGGTGTCGGTGAAGGTATCTACTCCGGTGGTGCACCGCTGTACAAGTTCGCTGAGCCGGAAACGAAGTGGGAAGCGTTCATCTCCGGTCGCCCCGGGCAGGAATCCCGCAACCGGATGATCTGGGCTGAAGCCGGCGAACGACTCGGGGTGCCTGCCAGTCAGGTGGGTGGGAGCTCGAAGACGGTGCACATGAACGTCAGCGCCGAAGACCCTGCCGCCTCATCTGAGCGTGTGTTCCAGCGATTGAACGCGGAGTTGATGAAGCTATGACAACCCCGATCATCGCCTCCATTGGCGGCCTGAACTTCGCGATCGATGACTCATCCGATCACACTCTCGGAACTATGCAGGGGTGGTATTCGGGTGCGCCGAAACGTGTGGTCGTTGAGGATAACCCGACCGCGGACGGTGCCTCTGAAGTCGATAGGGACTTCCGCGGTTCACGGGTTATTACCTGTACCGGGTTGCTGTCGTCTGTGTCTGCCGATTCGGCAATCACCGATGTGTGGTCCGAGTTCGCGGCGTTGCAAACCGATGGGGTGCCGTCCCCGTTCACTGTGACGGATGCGCTCGGCACCCTGTCTGTGAGTGCGTCGGTAGCGATCAACGATGTCAACCCACTGCTGGATGGGCTGGCCGAGTATGTGCTGCAGGTTGTTGCCCGCGACCCGGTGAAGTACTCGGCAGCCACCAATGTGGTGACTGGGTTGCCGATGTCGGGTGGTGGCCTCGAATACCCGTTGCACTCCCCGTCTGGGGCACTGTATTACGGAGCCAACGGAACTCTGGGGCGCGTCACCCTCACCAATGCGGGGACCGCTGCAGTGTGGCCGACCGTCACCGTGACCGGTGAGTTGACTGCCGGGTTCTACCTGCAACGTCTCGACACCGGCCAAGTGGTTCGGTACGACCGTATCGTCCCTGCCGGTTCCACCCTGTTCATCGACTTCCGCACAGGCGAAGTTCTCATTGATGGTCTCTCGGACGGGTCCACCTACTTGTCACGTTCGGAGTTCTTCTCTGTCCCGCCGAAAACGTCGGTTGAGGTGCAGTTCAACCCGATCGGTGGGTCGTCTGGCACCCCCACGGCAACGTTCGATAATCGGAATGGGTTCTGGTGACCGACTTCTATATTGCCGACCAGCTCACCGGTCGCCGCTACAACCGGTTACCTGTTCTGGATGGGGCGTGGACTGACACGCTCAACGGCACCGGTGAGGTGTGGGCGAAGGTGTCGCTCCGTAACCCGCTCATCCAACGGCTTGACCTTGAGAACTCCGCACAACCGATGGCGACGATGCTCGCTGCGGTCGACGGGGACACGGTAGCTCAGGCGGGCCAGATTTGGGCTCACGAAATCGACACTGACCGCGGCTACCTGACGTTGCGTGCGGATGGTGGGTGGGGGTATTGGAACCGTCGTGCGTTGCTGCCTGTGCTTGCGGGCCGGTTGCCTTCCGACCCGACAACTGACACCCGGTACATGCCCATCGAGGCCGACCCGGACAAGTACCTGTGGCCGACCGACACGCGCACGTCTCGGCAGGGCATGATCGTCAAAATTCTTGAGCAGATGATGACCCACCCGGACGGGGATCCGCCGTACATTCTTCCGTCTGCGATTGCCGGCACCGCGCAGGACGCATTCCGTGGCATCGATGTGGCCAGTGTTGGGGAACGCATCCGGGGTATCACGCAACTGGTGAACGGTGTGGATGTGCATGTTCAGCCGAGGTGGAATTCGGCTGATGATGGGTTCGAGTTTGTAGTGCGGATCGGCACCACTGATCAGCCGCTTCTGTATTCGGCGCAACGCCCAGTGTTCAACATTGGTGTCGCCCAGTCTTCAATCACTCGTCTGCAGATCAAGGTGGACGGTTCTAGGGTGGCGTCCACCGCGTACTCACTTGGTGGTAAGGCTACGGACGAAGCCCTCGCAGCAGTCTCGGAAGATCCGACGCTCACGGATGCCGGGTTCCCGAAGCTTGAGATTGTTGACAAGCAACGTGCAACCGTTTCGGAGCTCGGCACTCTGCAGGAGTACGCCGACGAACTCACGTTGCGCGGACGTAAGCCTGTGCAGTTGTGGACGTTCCGACACAACCTGCTGACCCGCCCCGGTTTGTCGGAGTTCAACGTGGGCGACTTCGCCAAGGTTCGTGTACGCGACACCCCATACATCCGATCGGGTGAGTACATTCTGCGGCTCCTTTCACGTTCAGGAGACGCCCGCGGTAAGACCGTCGATTTGATCTTCCAGCCGACCGGCGAGTTCACCCCCGAGGAGGCCTGATGCCTGGCGGTTACGTCGTCCCCCCCACCGGGCCGTTGGGTGAGATCAAACGTGTTCTCGAGGATCATGATCGGGACATTTCGGAGGCTGGGCGTGCGTCCGGCACTCAGACGGCCGAGGCGTTGCAGCAGATCCGCGACATTCTCGACGGGATCGTTGGGGCCACGAACATTAGCGTTCCCGGGTATGTGTCGGCGGGCACCACTGTGAACGCGGGCGGGAACGTGAACGCGGGCGGCACCCTCGTAAGCACATACGCGCGCACCCACTCAGTGGTTACTTCCTACGTCGCCGCATACATTGACGGAAGCGGCAACTTCTTGGCCACCCCCTCAACGCGGCGGATGAAACGCGACATCATCACGGCGACGTGGACTGCCGAGCAGCGTGCACGAATCCGTGTCGTCTACTACCGGTTGCGTTCAGCGTTCATCCTCGCGGACATGCAAGGCGATGGGGTTGAGGCCGAAACCCTTGTCGGTGTGATCGGTGAGGAGCTGATCGAAGCCGGGTTCCCCGAGTTCGTGGTACTGGACGCCAAAGGCCGTGTGTTCACGGTCCGGTACGAACTGCTGGCACTGATCGCGTTGGACGGTCTGCAGCAAGCAGAGGCGCGCATCGATCAACTCGAGGCGCGCCTGGATGCTGCCGGGCTTTAGTCACACACGGGTGGGTAGCCGGATGCTGACCCTGATGTGCAGTAGCTGCCGGGGTCGATGTAGTCGCCACCGTTCGCGTTGTTCGGATCAGCGCTGGGGATGAACGGGACGAGCGCACCGGAGTTGCTGTATGGCGGTTCCACGTACGGCTCAACGTAGGGCTCTTCGACAGGTGCCGGCGCTTCTACGACGACCGGTTCTGGTGTGGGTGTGGGGTGCCGGTAGTCCGAGATCAGGTAAACGGGCGCATCAGCCACCTCGGCTGGTACTTCTGCGGGGGGCCGGTTGGCGTCCACAAGTGCGGGGATGCCCCAGACGACACCTGTGAGTGCGGCGACCAGGAGTATGCCGCCTCCAATGCTGCCGAGTAGGCGAATCCAATTCTTCTTCATGCCCGGTGACTGTACGCCGATTCGCGCCAAATTAAAAGACCGAACATACATTCGAGGTAGAATTGAAACGGCCTCGAAAGAGTATTCGACTGCAGATCGTGTCCCTTTTCGATGCACCTCAAGTCTGCTCGATATGTGGCGAGAATCCTGGCGACCGTCGCTTGTCCATTGACCATGATCCACCTCTGCTGCCCGGGAATCGGGAGTTGCGGCAAGTGTGTCCGTGGCCTTCTGTGCCGCCAATGCAATCTCGGCATCGGCAATCTCCGAGACGACCCTGCGCTTCTCGTGCGAGCAATCGACTACCTCAACTCATACAAGGGAGTGCCAACGTGACAGCCACGAAGCCATTGGGCACCTACGGGAACGCCGTAGGCACAGTTACACCAGCGGATCACAAGGCGGCGCAGTCTGGCCTTATCGCGAAAACCTCGGGGAACGCAGTTCGGGCTGGGCTCTTTTGGGGGGGTACTGCCAACATAATTACCGCCAAACCGAATATGAGCTACGACGTGGCCCAGTTCACCGCGGCACTGTCTCGTGGTGCCACATCAGGAACTGTGTTGCTGGCGAACGATGGCACCCTGAACGTTGCCACCACTGCGGCTCCGGGGTCCAACTCGCGTATCGACATCATCTATGTGTGGGCGCGTGAGTATGCCCTGGACGGTGTGGACTCGAACCCGGTCATCGGTGTGGCTCAGGGCAATGCGGCTGCGGTGCCTGTTGCTCCGTCGTTGGCGGCGTTCCCGGGTGCGATCGAGATTGGCCGCGCAACAGTGGGGGCCGGTATCACCGCAACAACGTCGGCAACGATCACGCAGACGGCACCGTTTACTGCGGTGGATGGTGGCCGTATTCCATTCCGCACGACCACCGAGCGCGATGCGGGCAGCTACCAAGAGGGTCAGTTGGGTTGGCTGATCGACTCGAACCGGTTGCAGGCGTTCAACGGAACCACATGGGATGACCTTGTTCCCAATGCTGGCTCCACACTGTTGGCGCATCAGGCGTTCTCGGGCAACGCCATTACCATCGATACTGCTATCACGGGTGGAAACCTGTTTAGTGCCGACCACCTCTCTTACGACGTCATTGTGGAGTTGGACACGACGTCGACGGCGACGGGTATCTCCGCTGCTATGCGCGCGTCGGGCACCGACTACTCGACGGGTAACCATGTTGCTCGCCGGTATGAGCAGACCGGGGCCACCCCGTCGTACACGAACTCCACCACGGACACGATCATGCGTGTTGGTCGTGCAAATGGTACGGGTGGTGGGTTTGCGCGGTTCACGATCGGTGGTCCCCAGGCAGCCCAATACACCCACTTCGCGGGCACCAGTCATGACGCCCAAATTTCGGGTTCCTACTGGGGCAACATTCCCAACACGAACGTGTTCACCGGTTTGAAAATCAAGCTCGACGGTGCTGTGACGGGCACAGGGTTTGTGACTGTGTACGGGATGAGGAAGTCGTAATGCTTCCCACCGAGCGGCTCACGATCGTCCCTCCCACCGACCCGCTGGCCGACTTCAATCAGGCCGCACTCGAGCAGATTCACGAGTTCGCTGCCGAGCTTGTGGTGCGTGGGGAGCGTCCCTGGTTCGAGGTCTGGTACCCGCGTTCCACCGCCGATGACTTCGACGCGGTGGAGGTCGCCGACGACGGAACAATTACAACGCTGCCGCCTTACACCGAGTTGGTGGGCTGATGGCTGTCTACCCCAATGGGCTCACCACCCGGCCTATTGTGAGCGACCCTTTCGGGTGGCGTGTCCACCCGATCTACGGTGATCTTCGGTTGCATGGTGGTACCGATTCGTACGGTCACCCGGGCGGTTTGAACTACGCACCCGAGGGTGGTGTGGTTTCCTACGCGGGCTACAACGGTGGAGCCGGAAATCAGGTCTCCATCGACGTGCCCGGAACAAACCGGCAGTGGCGGTTGAAGCATCACCAGTCGTTCCGTGTCTCGTACGGGCAGACGATACGGCAGGCCACCCCAACCGGTGTGACGGGCACCACGGGCGACTCCACGGGTGTCCACTGCCACACGGAACTTTCCATCGGCGGGCTTCTCGTGGACCCGTTCGCGTGGATCGCATCACATCTTGGTGGGTTCGCTGGTGACGGTACCCCGTTCAACAATCGAAGGAGAAAGTCGATGACTCAACTGTTCAGCTTCACAATGCCCGCGACCGTTCCCGCGGAATGGTTGGCCGAGAACGTCGACCTCAAAGCGGGCAAACCGTCGTATTTGGCGATCGGTGATGGCATTGATTTCGTCACTCAGGTTCAGGGTTACATCGCGGATTATGCGAAGCAGCAGTTCGGTGAGGCCGTGTACGTCAACACGAACCCGAACGAAGCACTCCGCCTGTGGCGTCTGCGCCGCTCGAGTATCAGCTCCGGGGGTGGCGGTGGTGTGCCGCCCGAGATGGGTGGTGTTGTCGCGGCGATCAACACGGGGTTCGATCGGCTCTCGGCAGATGTGAAAGCCCTTCCGTCCGAGATCGATGCATACAACGACGGGCGCAAGTAACCCTTCCCTCACCCGGAAGGGGTGCCCATGACAACAACCGAACCGCAGATGAAACCACAAGACGTGGTGATCTACAAGCTCGGTGAGCTCGGCGGTCAGATGACTGCTGTGCAGGCCTCCGTCACACAATCGGCCACCATTCAGGCTGCCGAATCGGCGGAGAACAAGAAGGAGCATGCCGAGTTCTGGAAAACCCTTGAGGTGCATGCGGGGAAACTGGCAACCATCGAAGCCACCAAACCGGCTCGGGTTGTGCCGGCTTCTCCGTGGCAGAAAGCGGCAGTGATCGCCTCCATTCCGGCAACCCTCCTAGCCGTGATCGCTTTCATTGTGTTCGCCTCCAACTCCGGTCTCACCCCGTGAAGTACTGGTTGCCGGTCGCGCTCGGCATCACCCTTGTCATCCTCTTCTACCCAGTGCTTGAACGCCTGGGACTCTGACCACCCAACGAAAGGAAACGCCATGCTCGAAAAGATCATCGGCTTCATCAAGAAATCTCAGGAGTACGCCAAAGCCATCGTGGCCGGCGTCGGCTCCCTACTCGTCGCCCTCGCATCCCTGCAGGCCCAGCTCGGCCTCAACCTGATCCCCGCAGACTGGCAGCCGTACATCACGTTCGGCATCGCCATTCTCACCGCTTACGCGACCTGGCAGGTTCCGAACCGTGAGCCGGAGGCGTGACCGCCGAACGTGACTCCACAGCTAACTACGAAGTCCCGGTTGATCCGGCAGACCTAGTTGCGTGTGAGTCCTGCCAATAACGTGAAGCCCCGCCCTTGTCTTCGGACTTGGGCGGGGCATTCTTTCCATATAACGGATGAAGTTATCCAGTTATCGATATGACGGGTGAGGTTATATCGGCGTCGATATAACCGATAATGTTATCGGTTTAACAGTGGACTATGCGATTCCAGCAGCCCGCCTGGCGTTAATCGTTTTCACCTGAGACGGCAACGTGGTACCCCCACTCGGACTCGAACCGAGGACTCACGACTTAAATAATTTGGCGTGACGGCATGAATTGGCATACAATGGCACACATGAGCGCAGTGATTGAGACCATGAAGTCGCTGCACATCAGCCGCCGCACGCTCGACCGCTACGTCGCCTCCGGCAAGCTCGCCGCACTGTACCTTCCCTCCGGTCACCGCCGCTTCCGCGCGCTCGATGTTAGTCGTGTTCTTAAGTCCCCCGCTGTTCCATCCTCACCCGAGGTTGATGGAACAGCGGGGGTTTCTTTCGTTTCCACCTAAGTCTTGGCGTCCCGTGGGTTCGCTTACCCGACCCGCGACACGTCTGTCGCCCCTGACCGGGTGTGACGCACCTTCATAACTCCACATGGGAACCCAACCTCGCCAGCGCTACGGCGTTCATCATGGCGGGAATGGGGCCACCGCGTTGCGGTGAGACGCCGTAGTGAGAGACGGCACACAGATTTTTGAGTCATGCAGCACGGGTCCGACATTCGGTAGTCCCCTTCGGGAGGAAGTCGAGGCTCACACGACGGCAGTCAAGGGGTGCCGACCCTGGCCGTTAGGTACGGGCATGTCTCAGCCCTAGCGAAAGCGAATGCAGCTTCGACTGTAGGCCGTGCGAATCGGCGATAGGGCACTGGGTTGTCCCGGCACCCACAACTTCGGTTGTCAATTGACAACTGCACTTGCACGGGTGGTTGCCGGACTGGCTCAGGCATGCCTTCGGCAACCACCTCCCATATATAAGAAAGGCTGCCGAACTTGGACAAAGATCCACGCAAGGAAGCCCGCCGAGTCTTCCGCCAGTACGGCGCTGTCGTGGTGCCGAACACGAGCAAGGGAACCGTCGTGTACGAGTTCCCAGACATGGCTCGCGTTACCGTCTACGCGCGCGACCACCACGGGGTTGTCGTGAGCAAGATTCGCGAGGTCAAAAGACGGTACGGCGAGATTCGTTCCACCGAACTCACCGGTCTAGCGAAAGCCAGCCACGCTCCCCGCCTGGACTTGGAAAACCTTTCGGCCTCCGACCATGCGAAAGACCGGCTCCGGTTGATGCAGTCCCAGGCGAAAGTCACCTTTTCCGATGTTCTCCATGCCCTCCGGTTGCCGGAACGGACGCTCTGGTCCGACAAGCACGAGTCGTGGGTGTGGATTCGGCATCCCATCGCTGTGGCTGTGCGGGAGAACTACTCCGGCATCGGGCACACCATCGTCACCGTTTTGTGGTCGGACAACGAACTGTTCGACCTTCACCCCAGACCGAAGGAGGCACCTCATGGATGAGGTTGAACGAATCATCAAGGAAGCCGAAAAGATCCCCGTCATCATGGTGCCGAACCCGTCGAAGGGTGCCGCCCTTCTGGGTGTTCTCGGGCCGTTGGGGTTGGCGTTGTTGTTCGCGCTCGGCACCACGAACTGGTGGACCCCGTGAGCGACCGTGACCCTGCTGGGGAACTCGGCATCACCGAATGGGATGACGAGACTGCCGAACTCGGCAACGACGTCTGGCCTGCCCTAGCACCCGACGACCCCCACTCCTACATTGCCTTTGCACAACGGGTTGGTGTCGCTTGCGGTCTCATCCTGTACGGCGGCTCCTGCCTCGCGTTGGGGTTCTTCATCGGGTGGGCGGTGTGGGGACAATGACCGACCTGTTCACCACGTTCGCATCCGTGGTCATGCCGGATTTGGCGCGCCAGTCGATCGCTGACGAAGCTGCAACCGAAGACATGGAATTCCCGCTGCAATGCGACAACACCACCCCATGCCCAATCCCCGCGACATGGGCGTACGGATGCCGCACCTGCACCCTCGGCGGGTTCGCCTGCCAACCCCACAAAGACTCCGCCCACAACGGACGCCCCGTGATCTGCAAGTCCTGCAAAACGGACGGTGCAATCGATGAGGTGTTCGCGTGGGCACCAATCACGATCGGCAAACCGTGACCAACTTCACAACCACCCTCGACTTCATCTGGAACGACCACACCCACGGTGTCACCCATCTGGTGCCCACCATCGACGGGTTCGACTGCGACGAGGAAGTTCCTACGGTGTGCGGGGCTGTGACCATGTACGCCGACTTCGGCACCCCCGAGTTCCCCCTCTGCTCTGACTGCATCGCCTAACCAAAGGAAAACGAATGAAGACCAGCACCAAGATCATCGCCACCACCGCACTCGCGCTCTTGGCGGTACCAGTCCTCGCGGGCTGTGTCAGTGACGCTGACCGGGTATCTGAAAACCTGTCCACCGCCGCTGAGCAGTTTGAGATCACCCGCAAGATCACCTTCTACAACGGCATCACCGGCAACGACTTCCTCATCATTGAGGGCCGCTGTTCGATCGAGGATGACGGCAACCAGCTCGAAGTGACCTGCCGGGTTGCGGAGGACGAGTACATCAAGGACTTCCTTGGACTCTCCGACAACGTGACCTACTTCTCCGAGCAGGTCGAAACGGCGGACGCCTCGGTGTACAACTACCGGGTTGTGTTCAAGCCGCAGAACATCATCCCGGACATCGACGTCGAGACCGACCAGCAGTAACGATGCCCGATCTGGTAACGCGGATCTGTTTGGCCCTCGTCACCCTCCTGTACGCGGTTGTTGTCTACGCCGTGGTGCATGTGATTGTGGCGGGGGCCAGATGATTGCCGCCTCGAGGTTCCTGGCCCAGCACACCGAGATCGACAAATGGCGTGCCGCCCGCGAAGGCCGCGTGACAGCGACGACAGTCGCGAAGGCTGCCACGCCAGCCGGTTTCAAAGCTGCGCTGGGCACCCCCTCCGATTATTCGAACGAGTTCTACCAGTACGGGTCGGAAGCCGAGCCGTCGATCATGGAGCACGCACACAGGCAGTACGGGATACTCCCGTCCGGCTGGGTCATCACTGCTGAGAACAACGAGTTGCACGCCGCAACCCCGGACGGACTCTCGGTCGACCACACCGAGATCGCCGAAGCCAAAACCACCGGGACAGACTGGCGAACCATCCCTGCCGTCTATATCAGGCAGGTGCAGTGGCAGCTTCACGTGACCGGCGCAGACCGGTGCCTGTTCCTCTGGTCCCTGAGACTCCCTGACGACCTCGGTTGGTTCTACACCCCTTGGCTCGAACCGAAAACGGTCTGGATCGACCGTGACCCCGACATGATCGACACCCTCGTGGAGGTTGCCGACAGACTCTTGGAGGCTGGCTATGGGCGAACATGATGCCCTAACAACCCTTGCGGCACCGTTCGAGAAGAAGGACATCGACCAGCTACCGAAGCAGGTCAGCCGTGACGACAAGAACAAGGGCAAGTGCGTCAAAGGGTCCACGTTCTCCGCTGACGGTGTTTACTGCGGTGGGTGGCATGCCCGCTCCGTCCACCTCGACTACGTGGGCCACGCGGCCCTCACCGCCCGCCTCCTGGCAGCCGACCCGCTCTGGGACTGGGAGCCCGCCGCAACCGACGAAACAGGCTTGCCGAAGTTCGACGCTGACGGTGGCTTGTGGATCCGCCTCACGGTCGGTGGTGTGACCCGCCTCGGCTACGGTTCCGCAGACGGGAAGAAGGGCGGCAACGCCACCAAGGAGATCATCGGTGACGCACTCCGCAACGCTGCCATGCGTTTCGGTGCAGCACTAGACCTGTGGCGGAAGACGGACAAGCAGGATGCCGAGGTCAAACGCGGCGCTGAACCTGCGGTCGGTGTTGCTGTGGATGACCAGACGATCGCTGATTGGGTCGAAACCCTCTCGGGCGCGGACACCCTGAAACGACTTGCTGAACTGTGGTCGCAAGCGGGCAAGGTGGGCGGCATCCAGTCGAACCAGAAGATCATCGACGCTAAGGATGCACGCAAGAAGGTGCTCAACAAAGACGGTGACCTGTGAGCCGGACAGTTGTTTTCGGCAGCCCCGATTACACCGACTACCACACCGTAGAAACCATCCTCGAACGAGCATTCAAACACCTACACACGGATGCCGAACCACCCCACGAACTCGCCACCAGCGGGGCTGTGGGGGCCGAACAGGCAGCCGAACAATGGTGGGCCGCACGCGGACTACCTGTGGTCCCTGCGAAGGAATTCGACAACCCGAAGACGCACCTCTTC